CCTCGGGCGCCTGAAGTCTCGATTTGCTACACACGGTCGTATACCCGGAAAGCTCTTTCTCATATCCTCCGCAAACTACAAAGGGGACTTCATCGATAAGAAGGTGGAAGAAGCCAAAACGAACCCTCAGATTTACGTCATGAGGATGCCCCAGTGGGAAGCTCTTCCCCAGGATCGGTTCGGGGGAAAGAAGTTCTGGGTTATTGTTCCTACGGAGACTACCCGCGGATCCGTCCATGTCGATGAGCCGGCTGTCAAAGAAGGGGTTATCGAAGTTCCCATCGAGTACTTCACTGAGTTTTCCAGGGACATGGATACGGCTATTCGGAACGTGGCCGGGATCCCCCTGGCGAAGAGGGGGCGGTTTCTCGAGACCGATGCTGTACGTAGGGCCATGAACCGTTACAAGCAGCTGTTCAACTACAATCAGGTTTTCCAGAGAGACCATATTCCTTTTGACGAGTTTCCTTCTCAGCTGTCTGGGCTGCTGAATATGCCGTTTATCAGGCTAATATCCAAGCTGGCCCCGTTTGGAGTGCATATTGACTTCGGGTACCGGGACGATGCTGCAGGTATTGCCATCGGGTGTATCGGAGGCACGAGGGACATCGGAGTGAGGAAGGTTTTAGACCCCCAGAAAGGTGACTATGTGGAGGAGGCTCAGGGGAAGCTGCCGGTTATCATCGTGGTCGGGGTGCTGAAGGTCGCGCCTCCCATTCACGGAGAAATCGATCTGAACGTGCTTCGAGATCTGGTCCTGCTGATAGGTATGCATCTTCCGATTTCCTTCGTGACGCTGGACAGCTGGCAATCTATAGCCACCATGCAGGCGTTTCGAGCCAAGGGGATGCCCTCTTCTCTTGTTTCCCTAGACAGTAAACCGGATGGATACAATGAAACGAAGAACGCTCTCAGGGATGACCGTGTACTTATGCCGGATAGCGAGGTCCTTATCGACGAATTCGGCCACCTCGAGATCGATCGGTCGAGCAATAAAATCGACCACGAAGTCGGCCACAGCAAAGACTTGTCGGATGCGGTGGCTGGCGTTATCTACGGGTTCAGCAAGAGGAAGAAGAGCTATCGGGATATTGCCTGGGACCCGAAGGCTTTGATCGATCGGCTGTACCGGAATGTTCCCATGTCCTCTAGTGAAGGGGTCCAGGACCGGGCAAGGCCTAGTTCTGGCCGTCCCACGGCAAGGAATATGAGAGGTTTTCGAGCGTCCAATTTAGGCGTTGACAAAAGAGTTTAATTGTGCTATACTTTCCCCAATAATGATGGGAAGGATGCTTATTTGAAAGGAGGCAGTTTATGGGTGAAGTGACGGATCGTCAGAGAGCCATGCTCAGGGCCAATCTCGTCAGGCAGGGATGGTCTCAGGATGATGCGGGCCTGCATCTTCAGGGGCTCACCATCGTCCTGGGCTCTGGCGGATGGGAGATGTCGAAGGGGGCTGAGAAGCTCGGTTCCGGAACCTATGGTCAGACGCAGATGTCCGATGTGAAGAAGACCGCCGCGAAACAGGGCGTCGTTTTCGCCGGGCAGCCCAGAGCCCCGAAGGGCGAGGGGGCCGAGACGAAGAAGAACGTCCGGATGAAAAAGAAGAGAAACGAAGACCAGTCGTAACAGAGAGGGGCTTCGGCCCCTTTTCTGCGTGGTGAGGGGACCATGTACGAGTTCGAGTTCAAAGGCGCGGTGGAGACTATCGGTGGGGTAGGGAAGGTGAAATTCCTTGCTTTCGTCATCGTGGACGGGCAGGAGCTTGTCCTCTACGACGCTCAGAAAAGAGGCCTGGTTACCAAGTTCATCCGGGAAACCGACCGGAGAGCCATACTCCAGTCTATCAGTCCATACCTCAAGGTGTTTATGAGTTTTGAGCCGGAGGGAGTCGGGCAGAGGAAGGGGTATTACAATTTCTTCCTGAGGCTCGGCTCTGCTTCGACCACCCGGATCGGCATTCGGCCACGCATCGGGCGATTCAAGGACTGTAACCTTCCCTACTTCTTCGAAGGTCAGGCAGATTTTATGACTCAGGAAGAGATCGAGGAGAAGTGTTCCGAGAACACCAGGCTATTCTACAGGAAGCAGACTTACCTCACAAAGAGCGAGATTAGCGAGATTGTCACGATCATCCCTGTCGAGATCAGCGGGGAGCCCGTTGAGGTCAGAAAACTAAGATTCTAGGAAGGAGGTTCGGATGAGCCACTGGACAAAGTCAAAGGTCAAGATCAAGAAGCTCTACCTTCTAAAGAAGGCGTGCGAGGACATGGGAGTCGAGTTCCACGAAGGAACCACGGACCTGACCACCGTTGCTGGCACGAAGACTGTGGAGGGAGTCATTTCCTGCGGCCAGAGAGGAGGGGAGGCCGGTATTGTCAAGGAGAAGGACGGAACCTACTCCATTATGATGGATAACTGGCGGAATCCTCTCGTTTCGAAGTGTGGGCCGAATTGCGATCTGCTCATGCAGAGGTACACCACCGAGGTGGCAAAGGCAGAGGCCAGAGCCCTTGGCGGAATGGTGGCCAGCCAGAGGGTTCAGGAAGATGGATGGCTTCGTCTCGAAATCCAGGTCGCATAGGAGGCACCCATGAAGACGATTGTTCTCCTTATTAGCCCGGACGGAACGCAGGTCCGTACGGAAGTCAAGGGAGTGAAGGGATCCTCCTGTGAGGATCTCACCAAGAACCTTCTCAGAGCTTTCGGAGAGATCACCGAATCCGGCAAGACGCCGGAGTACTACATGGAGGAAGTGGGAGTTATTCATGAGAAAAACTGACAGTATCGTAATGCTCATCAGCCCGGACGGGAAACAGGCGGTTGGCCTGTATACCGACAAGTTTCCATGGAAGGAGTTTGGTCCCTTGGAAGTGACCCGAGCCACCGAGATCGAGTTCGATGCTGAAAAGCAAAAGTGGTTGATCCTTCTCATATTCAACCGCGGGGAGGAAAAGAGTTTCCTGTATCTTTCCGAGGAATTTGATTCCCGCGAAGACGCTCTTCAGTACGAGAGAGAATTTCTGAATGAGAGGATCGGGGAGCTTAATCCATGGAAGATGATATAATCCGGCGAGCGAAGGAGAAGACCAAGGCCGCGTTTGTCCGAAAGCAGGCGAAACGAGGGAATCGGTCACTCACAGCCAGTTCCCTGTCGTCTGCGTGGAGATCAAAATGCGAACAGGCCGGGTTCGGAAATCCAAGCATGATGAATCAGCAGGAGTGGCTGATCCTGAAGGGGTTTGTTAAGCTCTGCCTCAGCAACGACAAGGAGCCCGAGGACGTCTACCGTATGCTGGATGAGGTGGTGGAGAACTGGGATCATCTACGGAGAATGCCCATTCAGACATTGAAGGGCGTTCCTGTGAGTCTTCCCGTTCGTCCTAGCTTAGTCAGTTTTTTGACGTGCCGGGAATCTATCCTTGACGCTATTTCTGCACTCAAGTGCGAAGCCGTTACGCATACCGTCCACCCGAGTATGGATAAAGTACTCCGTACTTACGACAGTCCGACGATAAACACACAAAAACCTATGTTGCGCCGCAAAACGCCTACGCAGGAGGAGATAGACCGGGAGTACATGGAGAGAGAAGATGAATGAGATGGTATTTCCCTGGGACATCGATCAGCAGGCACTTAAATATGCATGGCCAGTGAGTCTCATCAAGAACAGGCGCATGCCTACACGGGTATGGGAAGCCCCTGCTGATAGGACTCTGGATCAGGCCGTAAAGCTTCTGAGGTTTTTGCAGGGAAGTCGTAACTGGGTGGTGTGCTTCAGTATGTCCCCGTCGTACATGCGTACCCTGTATACGTATGTTGAGGCTCTGTGGGTTTTGAATACTGGTACGCCCTTTGAAGAAGTCGACATCAAAGATATTCTCATGATGTTTCAGCAGAAGAGCGTGGAAGACGAAAGAGAGGAACAGGTGATAGAGACTGGTCTTCTTGTCCTGCCATATACCGATGCAGTGAATATCTCTGTTCAGCGGGCCGGGAGCATGTTTCTGTCTTCAGTCTTGATGAAGAGGAAGGTTCAGCGAAGGGCCACCATCACGGATATTTTTGTGAGCAAGCCGGTGGACAAAGAGATGGCCCGCAAGGAGATGAGGAAACTTTCTGATGTGTATGGTACAAGTGTGGTTGACCTCTTCTCTGGGGAAGAGTCAAAGCTCGTGTGCGTTTCTATGTAGGAGGGAAGAATGGACAGCTATTACGAGGCCGGTAGGAAGCAGATGCAGAAGTACTTCGACGATATGTTCGAAGCTCGCCTCCCTGAGATCAGAAGGGCCCTGACTGCAGGGAATCCGAACATCGATCCGGAGTTCATGGGCACGGTTGTCGAGAGCCTCATGGCGCAGTACAAGAACCGGTACGTCGATCAGGTGCATGCCCTGTGTACCCTAATTATTTCCCATCTGATTTCTGGCAATATCGGGATCATTCAGCACTTTGATGCATTATTTACCGATTTGGTCGAGAGGACTCTGTTGAGGGAAGCCGAGAGGTGGGCACAGGCCTCTCATTCGGGAAGACCGGTTAGCTGATGTCGACAGTCGGGTTTGGTCTTCTGAAGTCCCTGATTGAGAACTTTGTGCCGTTCTCCGTCCTGACCGAATCAGGGATCGACGAGGATTATTTTATCGCCTCTGAGAGAAGGGCGTATGTTTTTGTTTCTGACTATTTCATGAGTTTTGGGGACTACCCGCAGATCGACACCATAAGAGCTGAAATTGAGAGAGCAGACTGTTTTTCAAATCTCCCCTCAGAGCCTCCAGAGTACTGGATTAAGAAGGTCCAGGATCGCTGGCGGTTTAACCGGATCCAAGCAACGAAGAAGGCAGTCGATGATCTGCTCTCCGCAGATAAGACGGAAGAGGCTATCGCCCTGCTTGGTGAGGCTTACTCCTTGCTTCGGGGATCCTACAAAGAAACCCGAATCATGGATCTTTCGGAACTCCAGAGAAAGGTACTGGACAAGCACGACGAGCTGCAGAAGAATCCCCGGCAGATGTCCGGCGTACCTTTTGGGTTTCCGTATCTGGACGGCGTTTCCGGCGGGGCCCAGAAGGGAGACAGTATCGTTATCGTCGGCCAGACGGGAGTAGGAAAGACCTACCTGACCCTGAAGGTATCCCTGGCCGCTCATGAGGCAGGTGCGAATGTTCTTTTCCTGTGTACGGAGATGCCAGCCGAACAGGTCGCAAGGCGCCTGCTGGCCATGCAGGTAGGACTTAGCACGCAGCATCTGAAGCTCGGCCGTCTGTCCTATTTCGCTGTGAGGAAGGCTCGTGGTTACCTTGACGAAAGAGAATCAAACTCATACTACCGGGTATTGCCAGGAGGACTCTACGCGAGAATCGACGACCTCGGGCTCGTTGTGCGAGAACACAATCCCGATCTGCTATGCGTCGACGGGGCGTATCTGCTCCGTATCCCTAACTGGCGGGGCGTCGCGCGGTGGGAAAAGGCCATGGAGATCATGGAGCGCATCAAAAGCATGTCAATGGTTGAGGAAATCCCCACCGTTGCCACATATCAGTATAACAAAGAGGCCCCAGGAACACTTGAGGGTATCGCAGGCACCATCGCCATATCGCAGCTTGCATCGATCGTACTCTCGTTCGAATTTGAGAGGAAGGAGGACAGGAACAGCACCAACCCGGTGCAGTTCCGGATCTTGAAGCTCCTGAAGGGCAGGGACGGAGAGACAGGAACGCTTCGTCTTCTGTACGACATGCAGAGGTCGAAGATCGAGCAAGACCGGGTTCTTGTTGGATACTCAGAAGACCCCTCAGAAGAAGGGGAGATTGTTCCTGTTGAAGTGGACTCTGATCCGTTTGAGGAAATCTGATGTACTTCCGAGAGGTTGTCCTTAAATCATGCAACCTTCCAGAGAAGCCTTCGTATAATTTGACGGAGGCCTGCAAGATTATCGGCTGCTCCAGAAAAACCCTTTATCGTATGCACGACAAGAAGGAGCTGACCATCTCTCCCAATAAGAGGATATACCTAGAGGAATTTAGGGCTTACTTCTCCGGAAGGAGGTCTAATCTGAAGTAGCCTAACCGAGTTTGTCCCCCCTACACGGCTCTCCCCTTTAAGCATGGCTGCCGTCTTACGATAATGAAGTCAAACCATTATCGGAGGAACAGCTGTGCTTACTGGAAAAAAGTCTCAGCCAGCAAATACCGGAAAAATCGTATTCCTTACCTTTCAGAAGAACGCAGCAGTATGCCCGAACTGCGGCTATACCTCATGCTCTCCTGGACAGGACTGTCCGAAGTGCGGAACGCGAATGGTCTCTAAGGGAGGACCGGGATCGGGGTATTCGAATCACCCCGGGCGCCCGGGCCAGAGGGGAGGAAGTCGAGCAGACGGGAAGCCTAATGTAGACGGATCTCCAGAGGGAGGATCGTCCGGAGATTCTGGTGGCAGAGCTCCAGAAGCAAGAGGCAGGGCTGGGTCAAATTCGGTAGTTACAGGAGAAAAGTTTGATCCGTCGAATAGCGAAACGTATCCTTCTCCTCCTGGTCCCATATCAAGAATAGATCAAGATGTAGTAGGGAAGAGAGGGGGAAGTTCTGAGTTTTCTCCTAATACAGAAATATATATTATCAGAATTACAGAGGACCTAGATAATGGAGTGGACCCATCAGGAAGTTATGAGAACCTTTCTTTGATGATGTCTTCAGATATGGACGTTAACTTCGGGAATATGAATATCGGTGTGAAGGATGTTTCTTATGATAAGAATAACTCATATTGCTGGATGACTGAGAAAGGGGATATCTCTGCAAGGATTAGGTATATCAATAAGGAGGGTAAAGTATGGGAAGCATTTGCCTGTAATAAAGGCAGGTCTGTAGCTGACATAAGTAAAAGAACTACATCTGTAGCCGCTACGGGGCCTCTTCCGTTTAAGTCGAATCAGATGTCCGATAAACTAGGGGACTATGTTGATAACATAGCCTATAGTCTATACTCACCAGAATCAGAGTATCGAAAGAAAGGTTATTCCGAGCCCAACCGTAAGGTTCTGAAAACAGACAAGGCCAATCAGATCGTCTACGGCGAGGTCTACTCTCCTTACCACATCGACACCGACCGGGAGGCCATGCGGCCCGAGGACATCCGGAAGGCGGCCTGGGGCTTCCTGGCAAACGGCAAGGTCGACAACATTGATATCCAGCATAGCCTTCAGAAATCAGGATGCCAGGTCGTCGAGAGCTTCATCGCTCGGGAAGGAGACCCGGACTTCATTGCAGGTTCCTGGGTTCTCGCGGTGAAGTGCCCCGATGACGTATGGGATAAGGTCCTGAAGGGAGAGCTGAACGGGTTCTCCTTTTACGGAACCGTCGAGAAGTACCCGGCTACCGTCCTTGTGCAGGTGACGAAGCAGATGGCTGGAGTCACCGAGAAGTCTACTCACCCCATGGTCCCAGAGCACGAGCACACGTTTATCGTGAATATGGATAATCTTGGAGCAATCGTTTCCGGTAGAACCGATTCTGTTCAGGGTCACTGGCATCCCATCACGAAGGGAACAGCCACTGACCTTTCACTGGATCACGTTCACCGGATAGTCCTGGAGTAGGAAAATGGGAAAAACAAAAGACAAGGTAACCATGATCATTCAGGATACCATCAACTTTCTGGTGGATCCGAACATCGAGTTCGTGTCGCTCGTGAAGCACGGGGCAAACCAGGCGCCGTTCAAAATACTGAAATCATCCGACAAAGGAGGTCAACCCA